AAATTGTTCACAAAAGAAACTTTTGATGATTCAATTGTGGACGCATTTAGATTTTTACCAATTAATGAATTAAAATCATCGGACGATGACGAAATGGACAGAACTGACATAATGAAGGGCACTTCAACTGCATCTAGATATGCTCAATATGTAGAAAAGTTTTTAAACAATCCTGAAAGCAGACTTATGCTGAAAAAAGACAGAGGCACAGACGAACTGCAAAATAGTTTAAGATCACAACAAAAAGATCTAGAAACAAAATTAGGCACTATCATGAGAGATATTGCTTCAAGATTCCTTTCAGCAAATCCAGAAGATGATGCTGTTGCAAACTTTGCATCTGACATGGAACAACAATTATCGATGAGTGGTGAACTTTTTTCAAAACCAAATCCTGAAATGAAACGATTAAAAGGCACAGCGATTCAACTAGCAAACATGTATTTGCAAGATATGAAAAAAATTAAGACAGATGATGATTATGCAGATCAAGTAAGAAAATCACCTGAAGACATCAAGGCATTTAAAAATATTAAAGGGCAAGAAATAGGCAAAGGCAAACTGGCAACACAATACAAGAGAAAATACAAAGACGAATCAGAACAGTTCGAAGCATGGATTGATGCAAAAGTGAGTGAGATGGATATAAATCTTGACGATGAAGAAGTAGAACGCTCACAATACGCCAATCCTTTTGCCAAATAAAAAATAATTCTTGACATTTAAAAGTTTCTGTATATAATACAGATTATAGTGATACACACTAGGCAACAAAGGAGGCTTACATTATGGCAACACTAGCAGAAATAAGAGCTAAATTGCAGGCTCAATCAGCAAAACCTTCAGGAGAAGGCGGCGGTGACAATGCAATATACCCACACTGGAACATTCCAGAAAATTCAGAAGCAATTTTAAGGTTCTTACCAGATAAGGATCCTAACAACACATTTTTCTGGGTGGAAAGAGCAATGATAAAATTGCCATTCAACTCAGTGAAGGGTGATGCTAATTCAGGTCCAGTACAGGTACAAGTGCCTTGTATGGAAATGTATGGCGATGCTTGTCCAATACTTGCTGAGGTCAGACAATGGTTCAAAGATAAATCATTAGAAGATCTTGGTAGAAAATATTGGAAAAAGCGTTCATATGTGTTCCAAGGATTTGTAGTGAATTCACCACTGCAAGAAGATGCACCAGCCAATCCAGTCAGAAGATTTATTATAGGTCCACAGATCTTTAATATTATTAAATCTGCACTGATGGATCCGGAGATGGAAGATCTGCCAACTGACTACACTAGAGGAGTTGACTTTAGAATCAACAAAACTACAAAAGGTGGTTATGCTGATTATTCAACTTCAAAATGGTCGAGAAAAACTTCTCCACTTACTGCTGAACAGAATCAAGCAATAGAAACAAATGGTTTACATACTATGGGTGACTTTTTACCTAAGAAACCTACAGAAGTAGAACTAAAAGTGATGGAGGAAATGTTTAGAGCATCAGTGGATGGCGAGCCTTACGACGCTAACAAGTATTCACAATACTTTAGGCCCGCTGGATTGAAAGCGCCTGCTACAGGAAGTGGTACAACTGCACAGACTGAAACTGCGCCAGTTGCTCCTACACCAACTGCAGAGCCAGCACAACCTCAAGCACAACCTCAAGCACAACCGCAAGTTGAAACAACTCCTGCTCCACAGCCTGAATCTACAGGTAACTCAAAAGCAGAGGACATACTTGCAATGATCCGTGCAAGACAACAAAAATAAATCAATTGGGGGTAGAAATACCCCCGTTGACACAACTTTGTATAGAACATATAATAATAGAGAGGTATAAAACATGGTCAAACCATTTGATGTAACAAAATTTAGAAAAAGTATTACTAAGTCAATTGATGGCTTAGGCATAGGATTTAATGATCCTACAGATTGGATATCTACAGGCAATCATGCATTGAACTATTTGATATCAGGAGATTTTTACAAAGGCATTCCACTAGGCAAAGTAACAGTATTTGCCGGCGAGTCAGGATCTGGCAAATCTTATATTTGTTCAGGTAATATCATAAGAGAAGCACAAGCACAAGGCATATTTGTTATCCTGGTAGATTCAGAAAATGCACTTGACGAAGCATGGCTCAAAGCAGTTGGTGTTGATACAGCAGGAGACAAACTGCTACGATTAGGAATGAGCATGATAGATGATGTTGCAAAAACAATATCCAACTTTGTTAAAGAATATAAAGCAGATTATGGTGATAAAGATCCAGAAGAAAGACCTAAAGTATTATTTGTACTAGATTCACTAGGTATGATGATGACTCCTACTGATGTAGATCAGTTTAACAAAGGAGACATGAAAGGTGATTTAGGTAGAAAGCCTAAAGCATTAACATCACTGGTTCGTAACACAGTTAACATGTTTGGTTCGTTGAACGTGGGCATGGTGGCAACCAATCATACATATGCGTCACAGGATATGTTCGATCCAGATGATAAAATATCAGGTGGGCAAGGATTTGTATATGCATCAAGCATAGTGGTTGCAATGAAAAAATTAAAACTAAAAGAAGACGAAGCAGGCAATAAAATTACTGATGTAAGAGGTATCCGAGCCGCTTGTAAGGTAATGAAGACAAGATTTGCTAAACCTTTTGAAGGAGTACAACTAAAGATTCCGTATGAAACAGGAATGGATCCGTATTCAGGACTTTTAGACTTGTTTGAGAAAAAAGGTCTAATTCAACAACAAGGAAATAGATTAAAATATATAACAGCAGAAGGCAAAGAAATATTAGACTTCAGAAAAGCCTGGGGCAAAGACAACTTAGAAATTGTTATGCAAGAGGTAAGTAATGAGATCACAAAGGGGCCAGTTGAACAAACTGTTGTAGAAGAAGATGGAGACGCAGATGCTAATTGATACTTGGAATTTACTTAAAGCATATGTACCTGCAAAGGACAAAGCCATTGTCGCTACAAGATTTGTAGATATTGCTATGGATAATGGCATACATGATGAAGAAATAAAAGAAATGATTGGCAATGATGATGAACTAGATGAAGCCATCCGTTATAATCTTGATCTTGAAGAAGACGATGAAGAAGAACTGTATGAAAGTTAATGAACTGGTTCTCTTTAGTATCACAAGATATTTCTAAAATACCTGAAGCAATTTTACATTTTGAATCTGAGTTAGATCAAGCATCTGCCGAGGTGAAATTGCATGGCAACATCGAAAGACAATCAGCATCAATGCCAGGAGTTGTTGAAGAACGTTTTAGACAACTACAAGAGGTTGAAGGTATCCTAAAACATTTGGAAATACAACATCGAAGATTAAGAACCAAACACTACAAAAAATATTTAGAAAACTACCAACGTGCATTAACATCACGTGATGCTGAAAAATATGCAGAAGGCGAAGATGAAGTCTGTGACTTTGAAGCCATCGTTAACGAATGGGCACTGTTGAGAAACAAATGGTTGGGTGTGATCAAAGCACTTGATCAAAAACAATGGCATCTCACAAACATTGTTAAACTAAGAGTCGCTGGCATGGAAGATGCCAACCTATAAGATTATCACATAATTCCCATGTAAATTTTAGTTGTGTTTTTTTTGCACGACTGTCATAGTTTTTAAACACTGTATTTTATCAATTTACTAGTATAAATTAATACTGAAGATGACAACAGTCAATAGGGGACACATGAAAACACTAAACTACATAACAAGACTTTTTTTTAATCTAAGCAAAATGATGCAATTAGGTCAAGCAAAAAATACCAAAAAAGCATTTAAGTTTATAGGTTAATGGAAGGAATACAATGGCAGAGCAATTTAAGAAATTTGGTCGTATGTTTAGCAATATGTTCGGTGTGTCTGATAAGGGCATCGAACACTTTTGCAGAACCGAATACGGGACTGACTGGTTTTGGGCGTATAGCGAACTTAAAAAACGAGGAAAACTCCCTCGTCAATATAAAAAATAAGGAGATACAATGACAACAACAAAAGATTACAAAAATTCTATTTTTAATCCACTTAGAATTAAATTTGCTGGCACAATTAAGCCATCTAATAAAAGCAAAAGAATAGCATGAAGGAGGAAGAGTCGTACATCAACAGGAGTTGGGGACAGGCTTGGAGAATGTACAACAACATGACTTGCCTAGGATACAATCCTAAATGCGTAACACACGAAACACACTACGAAATAAAATGGAGGAGACCAATTGAAAATACTAACGAAAATAATAGACTCACTGTTAACAAGTAATTACGATCGAAGAAAAAAGTGGGCAGAATCATATCTTGCTAAATCTGTAGATCTTACTGACTTAGAATACAGACAAAGAGAACTTACACGTATGGGGTTATAAAACCTCTTACGTGGGCCACTCGGCCATTGACACCTAGCCTTTAAAAATATATAATTGACGTATATGCGTGAAATCAACAGTTTCCAAAAATTTGTTATCGACAGTCAACTTGTAACAAAAACCTACGATTACACTATTGAACTGAAAGATGGTACAAAACTTATTGACACATTAAGTGGTCTATGGTGTACTCCATTAGGGTACAGTCAAGACACTCTAAAAACTGCGGCATATGAACAAAGTTTAATCAATCCTTACTACAACAATTACCTACATACTAACAATGAAGTGACAGAACAATTTGCCATAGAACTTTGCGAAATTACTGACACTGAACGTGTATATTTTACTACATCGGGCAGTGCCGCAGTCGAAACAGCAATAAAAATTGCTCTGCATATCAATCCAGGTACTAATCAATGTATTGTGTGCAAACACAGTTATCACGGTTCTACAATACTATCAGCAAACGCAAGTGATCACAAAATAAACAAATGGGCAGGAAATATACAAGATCCTTTAGTCACACACAAATTTGCAAACGCAGAAGAATTAGAACAATTAATTAATTTAGATGTAGCGTTTATTATTGTCGAACCAATTATAGCAGCCGGAGGTGTGTACCAACACTCTCCAGAAGTATTCAAACTGCTGAAACAAGCACAAGATAAAAATACAATCATTATCTTTGATGAAACAGTGACCGGATTTGGCAAGATTGGACCAATGTTTGCACAAGATCATTACAATTTCAAACCTGATATTTTAGTCTTAGGCAAAGGCATCAGTAATGGTTATTTTCCGTTATCTGCTACACTGTTAAACAAAAAAGTCAGTGATCAGATAAAGTTTTTCAACCATGGTTTTACTGCCAGCGGACATCCAATTGGTAGTGCAGTTGGTCTAGAGATGTTGAAACTGTGTAAAAAAGGATTTGATCATTCAAGATTCGATATTCATCTAAGCCATGAAAAACTAGTTGAACACAGACATATAGGTTGTATGGGTGCTGTGCAGTTTAAAAGAATGACTGTTGCATACAAATTTGTACAAGCAATGCGTGAAAAAGGTTATATGCT